TAGCACTAAGGATGATAGAAGATAAAACTTGTGAGGTTGCAGTAGTTAGACAAAACCACGTAGACCATAGAGATACTACATTCGCAGGGTTAAAGATAGGCTTTGAAAGATTGGGCTATCCACTAAGAGCTAAGAGAGATTACCCAACAGGCAAAAGTGGCTCATTGTATATAAGGACACCACAAGAGAATTACGTACATTTTGCAGGATTGAATGATCCAGAGAGTATAAAGGGTATCAGACCTACTAAGTTAGGTAATGAGATTAAGATACTATGGCTATTTGAGATTACACAGTTCAGAAGTGAGTACGATATGAACCAAGTAATAGCAACGTTCCTAAGAGGGCAAAAAGATTACTTTATGATATTGTACGAATACAACCCACATCCTAAGACATCACATTGGACTTATACGTGGGTTAAGAAGATGATGAAGCGTGACGATGCTTACGTACAACATACTAACTATATAGACTTACCCGAGTGGCAACAGAAAGATTGGATAGGCGAGTTAATGCTACAAGAGATTAATATGCTTAAAGAGATAGACTACGAGCAATACAAGAACATCTATCTAGGATTACCAGCTAATCTAGTTGGAACGATATATAAGAAGTTTGACAAAGGCAACCCTAATCACGTTGCCGAATGTGGACTACAAAAATATATGAAGATTGATATAGGAAACGACTACGGTGTCGTAGATGCTACAGTGTTTACGGCAAGAGGAACATTAGCAGGATTTAACGGTATAGAGATACCTAGTACGTTCTATCATAAGAATGGTATAAATGTGGGAAGTTACTTACAAGAAGATTACATAGACAGATTCTTCGAGTGGGTAGAGAAGTTACACGATAGATTCCCTATGGGTATGACCATATGGGTAGATAGTGCAAACAAGGATTTCAAAGATACCATTGAACGAGAAATAGTGCGTAGAAACGTATGGTACTTAGCAATGGGGGATTTGAATAAATTGAAGCGGTTAGATAAAGTACAAACTAAGCGTGGAGAGATAAGAAAGAAAGACATATCAGCAATACAAGGAAGAATTAACTTAATGAATAGGATGCTAGGAGTAGACTTCATTAAGATTGATCCAAGTTGTGTTGAGTTAATAAAAGCAATAGAAGAAGCTGAATACGACAAATGGAATGATAGACTTGATGATGGAACGGTAGATGTAGATTCATTAGATAGTTTAGAATACAGTTGGTTAGATGATATGGATATAATAGACGACAAAATCTATATGAAAAGGGGTGTTATAAATGAGCCTAAGCAAGAACAAACGGCAGGATATTATATCGGCGATTACTAAGCGAGGTCAAAACCCAACGCAAGGTACTATTCACACAATAATGCCTGTATGGAAATCTTGGTGGAGAGGGAATGTAAATGACTTTCATCGCTACCAAGTTACCACAGTAGATGGAGTTCAACGGGATTGTGAATTACTTACAATGAATATGGCTAAAAAAGGTACTGAGGATTGGACTACTCTAATATGGAATGAAGCCGTACTAGAAAATATTACAGTAAACGATAAAGGGATTAACGATAAGGTGCACGAAGTATTAGAAGATAATAACTTCTTAGTAGAATACGCAAACATAGTAGAGAAGACGTTCGCATTAGGAACAGGTGTAATGGTTGAGTTTGTAGCCAATAACAAAATAATGATAGACTATATCATTGGTGATATGGTAGTAGTCTCAAGTTATCGAAATCAAAAGATAAATGGTATTTGTACTGTTAACGTTATCCAGAAAGAAAAAGAAGTGTTGACACATTTAACTTATCACGATTTAAAAGATGTAACGGTTACAACTAATGGGGTAAGTGAAACTAAAACAGTCTATACAATAGAACACGAAGTATTTATAAATAAGAACACTAATAGACTTGGTAAATCAGCACCGTTAATAGGTGTATTCAGTCAACAAGATTTAGAAGCGATGGCTGCGATAGATGGAGTAGAATTAGTAGTGGATGCAAATAACACTATATTTAAAGTTATTATTACATTTGAAACAGATACAGCGCATTTCCAAGTATTGAAACCGAATATAGTAAACAACTTTGACGATGCTAACCCAATGGGTATTAGTATATTTGCAAATAGTATAGATAATCTTAAAGCAATGGACTTAAAGTTTGATTCATTCAGTAATGAGTTTGAGTTAGCTAAACATAGGATTATGGTAGATGCTACACAAGTAACGAAAGAAATACAAAAAGCAACACCGACAGGGATGCAGATAACTAGACCATTTGATACTAGGGATAAAGTATTCTTAGGTATGAATCTATCTAATAGTGATAAAGCGATAGAGTTCTTTAATGCCGAAATTAGAGCAGAAGAACATAAAACAGGGATTAACTTTGATGTTCAATCGTATGGATTCAAAATCGGACTAGGTACAGACTACTATTCATTCGATGCTAGAGGAGTATATCAGAACGAAAAAGCAGTAGTGAGTGAGAACAGTGATCTATGGGCTAGTAAAAAGAAACATGAACAAACGATGCTTATAGCACCTATTACTAATCTAGTTAAAGCAATCTTATTCTTACTAAGAGAAACAGGTGAGATAGAGGGCGATATAGACAAGCTAGAAATAACTGTTAAACCTGATGATTCCATAATCATAGATGATGAAGCACAATATCAAAAAGACTTAGACTTAGTCGATAGAAATATGATGTCAAGTTGGCAAGTGTTAGTTAAATGGTTTGGACTTACAGAGGAAGAAGCAAGAGCCCAAGTATTAGAAGCTGAGGGTGTAATAGATGATAACCCAATGCCGATACCTAATGAGGGTGAAGATGAAGAAACGTTTATTGCTAGATTTATGAGTAATGAAGAAATGGTTATAGAGTTTCCAGATGAAGAACAACGTAGAGCAATAGCACAAGAACAGTTTGCGAATAGTGGAAGTTAATGGCTTCTCAAAAGAAGAAACTAGCAATAATAGAAGATTTAAGCAATACGTTTATAGATGAAAACGCTAAGACATACGCTAAACAGTATCAAGAAAGTTTAAATGTTATACAAGCTAATGCAGTTGCAAGAGTATCTAAAGGGTTAAAGGTAACACAAAAGACACTAGGTAAAACTATTGCGATAAGCGGTATCAATAGGAATACACGAAATGCGTATGTGTTAAGTAGTGTATCGTTATTAGTACAACATGATCGAAACGCTGTATTAGGTAGGAAACTAAGCCCAATACAAAAGATAATGGCATTGTATAGTGTGAATAACCCTAAACAGTTTGCATTCAAGATAGATAAACTTACTCAAAAGGCACTAGGTGCTAAGATACCGTTAAACCCTAGAGAGTTGAAAGCGTTTAAGCAACTTGATATATTTCTTAGACAAAACAAAGAGGAAATACAAAAGTTAGTTAATACGAATACTAAGGCACTAAAGGCTATCAATAAAAACATATCTACGAGTGAATCAAGGCGAATTATCAAAGCAAGACGTAGATTAATAAACGAGCGTGTAGTAGTTGAAGGTGTTAAACGACCACTAACTAATCCAGAGATAGCAACTAGGCTTAGAAGTGAATTTAAGGATGATAGTGCGAGATTAGAACGTATCTTACAAACAGAGGTACATAGACAAGATGAATTAGTGAAAGAAGTCAATGCAAAGGCTTTAGGATTCACTAAGAAAACTTGGAATACACAACGAGATAGCAAAGTAAGAACATCACACGCTAGACTTGATAGAAAAAGTATTAAGATAAACAAAGATTTTAACGTAGGAGGACACAAGGCTTCCCAACCAGGCGATGCAACATTGCCTCCAGAGGAAAGTATAAATTGCAGATGTTTCCTAACGTTTGAATAAAAGTCACTTGGACTATAACTAAGACGAAAAAAACCGAGTTACAAGACCTCGTAAAAACTTGACGAAGTCACTCAGACTTTAATGGAGATGAAAATGAAATTTAATATTAAAAAAACGATTGAAGAATTTACAGTAGATGGTGTTACAAATTATGCTAGTGTAAATGAAGCAGTCCAAAAACAAACTGGTGACATAGTTGCTAAGAATATGCCAGATATGGATAAATTAAAAGTTGAAGCTCGAGAATCAGCGGTTAAAGAATTCATAGAGGGTGTGGGTATTAAAGAAGTAACTAACGTAGATCAGTTTACAGCTTATGCAAAAAGGCTT